GCTTTCGTGGTTCTATTGATTGTTAATATTATGATTTTCACGCAGATTGGTCAGGCATCACCAAAAGAAGGTAAAAAATGGACGATTTACGGAACCATGGGTTGCGGATGGACTCGTAAACAGCTGAACTACATGAAGAATAATAATATACCACATACGTTTATCGATTGTGATAACGAGTCGTGTGCTGGTATGGATGCGTTTCCAACTCTAGTTGATCCAGATGGTAAACAAATGGTTGGATACAATGAAATTTAGATACCGCGAACGACGGAGATGGAAATAGCGAGGATGAGCGCATCAGTCAAGTTCTTGATGGGCTTGAGGATAGAGATGTGCTTCACGAGAGATCGGTTCCACACAAGGCGAAGAATAAAGGTGCTGATAATGATAGTGAGAACGAAAATGAGGAACTCGGTGAGCGCGTCAGACTTGGTTTCGGACTTGGAAACTTCTTTGATCATTTACTAAAAGTTGAGATTTTTTTCTAGTTCAATTATATATGAGGGATCTTCCTCTGAGTGGTTCAGAAAGTAGATTTACAAATAGACGCTGGGGAACATCGAAAGGTATAGGTAATAATAATTGCTACGCATATGCGGTCGGAGACTATGAAGCATACAGATGGCAAAAATCTATACCAGGGGATCGCTCCAATTTATCTAACCTGAATCACAACTACACACATTGCACTGGGTTACCTAAACGCGTAATATCAGACAATCCCAAAAAAGTTTACAGAGTTGATCCAGATAAAAAATGTAAAAAGGGGTACTTCAAAATTATGATGTTTGTTTCTCCTGGAAGACCTACGAACTATATTCGACAAGGTGACTTTCACTTTTACAAACAACATGGGGTAGTGGAATACAAAATCAAACCCGGTGATACTGTAAAGTCGGTGGCAACGTTCTTCAAGGTACCAGAGTCGAGGATAAAAAGGGCTGGTATCTTCAAGGCTGGAAAACGTATCGTCTTTAAAGCAAACGTTTTCAGTCACAAACGTGGGTGGGCTACAGGTCCACTTTTGACTGATGCAAAAGGTAAGATGATTAAAGATCCTCGTAAGGCTTCTAGAAACTATCCAGGTTTAAACTATGAAAAATTCTGTAGTTCATTCTGTGTTAAAAACAGCGGGATCAAGGTCGGTAAGACTCACCCCAAGATCAGATAAAATGCTATCCAAATCTATTAAAGTGTCAACATGATCAAAAGATAAATCAAATAAGTCTATTACATCCATAGTTTGTTCTTCATTCAATGATACAGAGTTTGCCACTGCTGTATAATTGTTTTGCACCGTGACAGTAATTTTAAATTGTGATCCATCAAAAACTTTTCTACAAACGGGACATGTATTTTTACCCTTTTTTCTCCATTCTTCTAGACACTGGGAATGAAACATATGTCCACAACGTATGGGCGGATTTCCCCGTGTTGATTTTACCTCATTGAGACATATGGCACATGTTGACATTCTAGATTATGGTAGTATAGTTTTTTTCGAAATTTAGCTCAGTATATTTTAGACGTATCGAGGAGGGGCTTGTTGCAGTCGTTGCAATTTTTCTTTCCCTGTTCATCTTGAATCTTGGAAAGAAGTTCGGGTCCAGACTTCTGGAGAAGTTGACGATAAGAATAATTGTCCTCGAAGGGGATCGAATTCTTTTGCATCACGTAGTTGTTAACGAGTTGGGCTGAAGAATTTATAGTAAAGCATCGGCCGTCGGCCATACCGAGTCGTTGAGACATCTTTATTATAAAATACATCTAGAAATTAATTTGTCTATTGGTGTTTGTCAATTTCCACGATTTGAAACCCTTTTCCTCCAAAATTCTCACAAATGGATCACATCTATATCCCAAATATATATCAAAAACATCTGTATCAACGGTTGGAGATACACGAATCCTTGGATTGTCATTGATATGATGATTTATAATGTTGTAAGCAAAAGCGATTTCTTTGAGAGTCTCAGCTCCTGTGATAATGATTTTACCTGTACTAAATATGCTACACGTAATTTCCTTCATGTCGTGAGCCGGTTTGAATTTAATTTTCACCGCCGAATATCTGTCCGGTTCAAATGAAACTTTAAAAATATCGCCATATCTCTCAAACCACGATGTCACTTCCATTAAATTAATGTTGTAGTTGAGACTGAAATTGGAATTAATCATCACAACTTTAAATGAATCAAATGTAGCCACATTTTCCAAATTCAAAAAAACTTTGAAAATGTGTATCAATTGGGTGATGATACGTTTACAATCAAAAATATCACAACATCCAGCAACTTGAACACTACCATTGGGGAAAATTTTAACAGATTTTGTACTGTATGTGTCATGATAGGTAAGTGTTACCTGATTATAAAACGTCGTCGGCTTCAATGTCCACTCAAATCCATCTGTTTTTGTACCCTTTCTTCTCATTTTATAAGAACCAATGCGTTCAAAAACTTCTTTTAGTTTTTTTATGTCAATCTCTTGAATAAAGCTCGACACCATAGTGATTGTTGTAATTTTTATCCATGAGGGTCTTATATCTTCTGGTAATTCATTTCTGAAATCATTGATTGTGAGAAGATATGAAAAACTGTTATTTGCAATAGAAGAAAACATTTCATACTTTATATACCGAAGTGCTTAACTTAGGTGTTTAAAGAATATAAACATACTTTATTTAATGTGTTCATTTATAAAGTCTGCTAAACATGTATTCGATGTAGAATCGGATCTTTCGTATGTAGAAATTATATATGAAAGGTATACAAAAAAATACGGATATTCGACATTCACAGACTATATTAACACAGAACCAGTTGGAAATTGGGTGAATATTCAATCAACTAAACAATCCATTGCATATGAAAAATTTTTAGACACGATGGTAAAACAAACACTGGAAGTAAAGCAGCGAATGGCAGAACTTATGATCGAAAATATCATTGTATACAAACAGAATAATAAAACATATGTTCGTCTTTTAAACGCTGTAAAAATTTTAGATTCCACATTTCAACCACCTCGTGTAAACATGAAAAGTGCTTGGCAAATGGAGTTCATTAAGAAATTTTGTGAGAAGTATATCCAGAATGTGATTCAAATGTGTACAAACATGTCTCGTCTTTCATACTTTTTCAACGTCGCGCGTATAATAGAATTAAATACACTACAATAGTAGCACATAAAACATAACCAATTACAGATACGTTATCCGTCTTGTTAGAAATACCTACAACTACTTTCGTTTCTGATTCAGACATTGGTTTTTCGCAATCAATATTTCGACGAGGGTGGAGATCTGAGAGATCATCGTTACAAAAATCGGGAGACGACGCCTTCGCGTTAGGCATTTCTTCTACAAAATCATCAAAATTACTCGTTTGTCTCGTACCTCCTGGAAGGGAGAAATCGTGTGTGACAAATGGGTTTACGTCGTCAATAGCATCTTGATCGTTGAGCATAAACGTACTCATTTTATTATTAATTGAGATTATATTTTTTGTTATTAATTTTAGACCTGTGTTCTATCCACATTTGATCTAGATCAACATTTAACATGTGTGCAAGTTGAAAGAGATAACTAAAAACGTCACCCATCTCCATCATGACGTCCGTACCTCTGTCCTTTTTTAGGTTTGTTTTTTTGAACGTCTTTTTATACTGTCGAATCGCAGATGCCAGTTCACCAACTTCTTCTGTAAGTAAAAGCCATACCGTATCTATAGCTGCTCGATCCCAACCCTTTGACCGACACACTTTTTCAGTTTCAGATTTATAGTAGTTTAAATTCATTACTTAATCTATTTTCGGGTGTAATCTTTAATTAATTCCAATTTTATCATTCTTATCTATTTTATTTCCTACTGTACTAGTATTTATTGGTCTATCTAATGGTACAGATGTAGTGTCAATATCATTCGCATAAGTGATGTATTGTGAAACACCAGTTTGGATCTGAGATAAAGCTTTCTCTATAACACGACAGTTCATAGCCTTGACTTGTGTATTTACATTTGTAAAATGGTCACCAGACTGACTGATGAAAACGACCCTCATAAGACCATAGAGATCATCTGGGTTTTGGTAATCAATTGATATGCCAGTTTTGTTCTTGAATGCCTGGCGAATCCCACGCTGAAGAAGATTTTTGTTAAAATCTGAAAAAAATAGTGTGTTTAATGGAGTTTCACACTGCTTAAGTGATTCGAGGTGGAGGTTATCACACATATAATATAGTGTCCGAAAAAAAATTATCTGTAGATATTAAATGTTAGACTACGCTGACTTCAATGAAGTATATGCCAACAAACCCGAAAATAAGGAAGAAACTCCAGCCGACTTTGTCGGTTCATACGCCCCTGTTGCCAAGCCTGGTGAGACTGGACCATTTTTTGTAAACACCTACCTCCTCCAACCCAACCGTAAAATGGAGGTTGTTGGTACCGTTCCAGTTCGAAGCAAAGACCTTGAATGTAAGAAATAATATAAAAATAAAAGCACATGTAAAATTATATGAGGGTCACTAAACGCTCAGGTCGTATTGAGGATATGAAATTTGACAACGTCACCAATAGGATCAAGAACTTATCACACGATCTCTCTAAAAATTGTGATTCTGCTAAAGTTGCTCAACAAGTTTTTTCGTCTATGTATGATGGAATAAGCACACAAGAAATTGATACTCTTTCTGCTGAAATTTGTATTGGGATGATTACATCCGAACCCGATTACGAAATTTTAGCTACCCGTATTGTAGCTAGTAACATCCATAAACTCTGTCCAAACAACTTTCACCTTGCAATGAGAAAACTTCACAAAGCTGATATCATTACTGATGAAGTTGTTGAGACTGCTCAACAAGTCAAAGATTATATCAAGACTGACAGGGATTTCGAATTTGGGTATTTTGGTCTTAAAACTCTCGAGAAAAGTTATCTTCAAAAAGTTGCGGGTAAATTAATTGAAACTCCGCAGTATATGTTCATGCGAGTTTCTATTGGCATTCACGGTAAAGATATCCCAGCTGTATTGGAAACATATGACAAAATGTCTCAAGGCTATTTCATTCACGCAACCCCAACTCTTTTCAATGCCGGTACACCAAGACCACAAATGAGCTCATGCTTTCTTATTGCCAACAAGGCAGATTCTATAGATGGCATCTACGGAACCCTCACAGAGTGTGCTCAAATCTCGAAATGGGCCGGCGGAATCGGAATGCATATTCACGATGTTCGTGGTAATAAGTCGCGGATTAGAGGAACAAATGGTCAATCCGATGGCATTATTCCAATGCTTAGAGTATTCAACTCGACCGCGCGTTATGTAAACCAGGCTGGACGCCGAAAGGGCTCCATCGCCGTTTACCTAGAACCATGGCATGCCGACATTATGGAATTCCTCGAACTCCGCCTCAACCAGGGTGATGAAGAAGCACGGTGTAGAGATCTTTTTACAGCCCTCTGGATTCCAGACCTCTTCATGAAGAGAGTTGAAGAAGGTGGAATGTGGTCACTTTTCTGCCCTGATAAAGCCAAGGGTCTGTCTGATATATATGCAGATGGTTTTGAAGCCCTGTACACCAAGTACGAGGAAGAAGGACTCGCCACCACCACATTACCAGCCACCGATGTGTGGAAAGCAATTCTCAAGTCCCAATCAGAGACAGGTACTCCCTATATGCTCTACAAGGACGCCTGTAATAAAAAGAGTAACCAGAAGAATTTAGGTGTCATTAAAAGCTCCAATCTATGCACAGAAATTTTGGAGTACACCGACAAAGACGAAACTTCCGTGTGCAACCTGGCCTCTATCGCCCTCCCCAAATACGTCAATGAAAAGACGAAGACCTTCGATTACGAGAAACTTCATGAAGTCACGAAGATTATCACGAAAAACCTGAATAGGGTCATCGATCGTAACTTTTACCCAGTGGAGACCGCTAAACGTTCTAACATGAAACATCGTCCTATTGGTTTAGGTGTCCAGGGTCTTGCAGATGTATTCATCCTCTGTGGTTTCCCTTTCGACTGTGAAGAATCAAGACGTATGAACGCACACATCTTTGAAACGATGTATCACGCAGCTCTAGAGGCGTCATCGGAACTAGCTGAGATTGAAGGTTCGTATGAAACATTTGAAGGCTCTCCCACTTCAAGGGGTGTTCTTCAACACGATATGTGGGAAGGTGAAACCAAATATAGTGGACTCTATGATTGGGATGCTATGCGAGAACGTGTGAAAACGAAGGGTCTCAGAAATAGTCTTCTGCTAGCACCGATGCCTACTGCATCAACGGCTCAAATTTTAGGAAATAATGAATGTTTTGAGCCTTATACCACAAACATCTATCTTAGAAGAACCCTCGCTGGGGAGTTTGTAGTCGTCAACAAACATCTAGTTGAAGATCTCAAGAAAGTGGGTTTATGGTCTAAAGAAATGAAAGATCTTATGGTCAAAGCGGGTGGTTCCATCCAAAATATTGTGGACATCCCCGATGACATCAAGAAGCTCTATAAAACTGTATGGGAAATCAGTCAGAAATGTATCATTGACATGGCGGCAGATCGCGGTCGTTTTATCGATCAATCACAATCCATGAACTTGTTCATGGAAAATCCCACCATGTCTAAACTTTCTTCAATGCATATGTACGCATGGAAATCTGGACTGAAAACGGGAATGTACTATTTACGATCTAAAGCTAAGGCAAGACCAATCCAGTTTAGTTTAGACCCAGAATGTGTAGCATGTTCGGCTTAAAGTTTACATTCTAATATCAATGTAGTATGGACAAAGCAATTGACAATCTACAAATTAACGAGTTTAACAACAGAAAGATCGTCATTACTACGAAGCAGGGAACTCCACTTCGAATTCAATTTCCTCGTATGTATATGCCATTTGGTGTATCTGGTTTTACGCCCGAAGTGGGTCCCACGAAGTATAACATTGATTTTGCCATAAAAGGATATGATGAAGATGATAGTTACATGAAGAAATTTTACGAAGGTGTTCGAAAACTTGAAAATATCATCATCGAATCAGTGAGTTCCCAAAGTGAAGCTATTTTTGGAAAAAAAATGACAAAGGAAGAACTTCTTCCCATGTTTAATTCAAATGTAAAAATGTCCCCAGACAGAGAACCTAAATTTCGCGCCAAGATTGATACAGACATTGATGAAAATATTAAACCACCCGTTTATAATTCAGAAAAGATACCACTTAAAAACGAAGCAACTAACGGACTATATGCAAGAAATTCAGGTCAGGCTATCGTAGAACTCAATAGCGTGTATTTCTTGAATAAGAAGTTCGGTTGTACGTGGAAAATCTACCAACTCATTGTTCATGAACCACAAAATTTGAAAGGGTTTCAGTTTATTATTTAATGTGTAATTGAATTACTGGTGCTCTTTTATTTAAAAGCAAAATACTATATATCTTTTGAGCCTCCTTAAGAAGTTTACCCTGTACCCTGGTAAACTTGTTTGGATCTACACCTAATTTTAACTTGGCTATTTTAACGGAGTTCTCCCATTTGGAAAGAGACATGTTCTTATAGTACACTTACATTTTCTTAATGAGCTTCTTGTAAGCCACGGTTCCCTGCTTGGGCTGGAGTTTAAAACCCTTCTTCACGGGCTTGAATACCTTCACCATCGCCTTTTTACCCTCATCCTTCATGCGCTGAAGCGCAGCCTCACTCGCCGCCTTTGAAACAATGCGACCATCCTTCATCTTAAGATCCTTCTTTTCAAGACCACCAGCAGTCTTGTCAGCAGTGCCATGAAAAACTTCGGCTCGGGAACCAATCATCTTTATCTTATGCACGGAAAATTTTCTTGATGTCCAAAATTGAAATTTTACTATTAATCCTTTTTACTGGTATTTGCGTTTTTACACGATCATCGTTGAGAACCTCCGAACACACGATCGACTTGTGCCCTTGGAGAGCCATCATTTCTTCTTCGACACTCAAAAAAGTATCCGTCTCTTTATAGACAAGCTTTTTCACATAGACCGGCTTGGTCTGACCCGTTCTATGTGAACGACCAATTGCTTGGAGTTCCGTCGCAGGGTTCCATGCTGGACCGGTGATGTAGACCCTCGTTGCTTCTTGAATATTGAGACCTTGCCCACCACATTTGATCTGGATAATGAAGACCGAACCTGGTGGTGCCTGCTTGAATCTGGTCAACTGGGTGGCTCGGTCCTCTTTAGAGACGGACCCATCTATTCTGAATGTGGGACACTCCAATTGACTTTGAATGTAATTCATCTCCCCCACAAACTGACAGAATATCAAAGTCTTCTCTTGGGGGTGCCCCCTAATCATTTCGAAGAGGGTCTCCATCTTGTGGGAACGCCCAACCCACTTCTCTGGTTGAGTATCATTTTTCTTCGCAACTCCGTTCAAGTACATCTGGGGCCAGATCATACATTGCCGCGCTCGGAGGAGGCACTCCAAAATGACCATGTTCTTGTAATTGAGACTGGTTGCCGCCTTGAAGGTATCCTTGATTGTGTCTTGAGCCTCCTTGAATACAAACTCGTACATCTGTCTCTCATCTGGGTACATATCCAGTTCAACATTCTCAAAATAGCAAGGAGGTAGACGAAGACGTTCGTTGATGTTAGCCAGGTCATCCTTCGTGCGACGGAGAATGTAGATGTCCTTGATCTTCTTGGTCATCCCTTGCACGAGGGACTTCTCGATACCAAGGAACCGACAGAGGGTCACAAAGTCATCCATCGAATTAAAGACTGGGGTACCAGTGACAATCCACTTGATACCAGATTGAAGTCGACAGACACTCTTGGACAACTTCGAAGACTTATTCCGAATCTCGTGAGCCTCATCCAACACCACCCGATCCCATTGAACCCTGTGGAGAGGGGTCACCGCGTCAGCCTTCTCACCCTTCACACTCAACAAAGAGTATGGTGCGATCGTAACATCGTGATCCCCAAGCTTTCGTCCAGGTCCATCGAAAACACCCACCGTTAGGGTCGGTGCAAACTTCGCAATCTCCTCAACCCACTGGGTGATGATAGACTTGGGCACGATAAGGAGTGTACGCTTTTGGGGGTTACCCAACATCGTCGCGATCAACTGTATCGTCTTCCCGAGGCCCATCTCGTCACAGAGAAACCCACCCTTGGGTCCCGACTGCTGTCGTTCCATTGTAAGCATCCAGAGAACACCTTCGCGTTGGTACGGGGCGAAGAGCCGACCATTTAGGGTGTTCTTAGCATGCGTGTATTGTTCTTCAATCGTCATGGTTTTGGTTCGATTTCTTAAATGGGTGGGTCACTTAGGTAATTTTTATTTAAATATTTGTTAAATATGGTAGAATATGTAAGAGTGTTAATCATGATCGCATACCCAGTTTCGAAACAATGTTAACGAAGTTAGCTACTCTTTAATCTTCGATGTAAACATCTTCGTCTGTAAGTGGTTCAATCTCACACGGAGGTGGAGGTGGGGGTTCCTTCTTTTTACGCGTCTTCTTTTCCTTTGGTTTAGGGAGTTCATCCAGGTGTTCCCTAAAGTACAGGACTCTATCCCAAAACTCCTTCATCACTGGGAGGTATGTTTTCCACCACTCCCTGTCTCTCTTCACGTTGGTGACGTCAAACTCTTCGGGGCGGGGCCAGTTGGTCTCCGCGGGTTTGTACTGAATGAAATCGGCTTCTTCTAAGTCTAAGATCTCCATGCACAGCTGTAGCTGTGGCATGTAGTGCTCGGGGACCTCACCGGGGATGATTTTTCTTTGGGGTGGACACTTTATTTCCACAAGTTTTCCACTCTCGGAAACACCGTCGGGGCTTCCACCAAGCCATTTGTGCACTGGGTGGGGGCAAAGACCAATTTCGTGTACCACCTCCCCGTGTCGCTCTTCATAGAGGATCCGAGCCTCATCTTCATATTTTTCACCATGCCTTGTTGCCTCATTACCAGTGAACTTCTCACCAAGACCACATTTCTTGAGAAGTAAACCGTCGGGAGTTTCATATTTATTTACACCAATGGCTGTAGCGGCATCCGAAGCCGTCAACATGTTTCCGCGGAGGGACAGCCATTCTTCAGATTTCTGTGCCGCATATTCACGTTCTATGAGAGCTTTAACATTTGGGTGCATATTAAATAGCTATGGACTATATTGTTTAAGTTGTTCTTGTACTTGAAAGAACATACGAGCAGCGTTTTGCTCAGCTTGTTTTTTATTTTTTGCTATACCTCTACTCATACACATATTATTGATAAATACGTCGATGTAAAAAAGACCTTCATATTGTCCAACAACTCTATATTCGGGAAGTTCCATGTTATTAACTTGGCAGTATTTCATCAAGTGATCTTTGAAGTTGTCGTCAATCATGATGATATTCAAATCAACAATCTGTGGATTAGTAAAAATTCTCAATACAAACTCCTTTGCGTGAATAAGACCCAAATCCATATAAATGGCTCCAATGAGAGCTTCAAAAACATCTTCGAGAATTTTAGGATTATTATTCCATCCGTTACGCAACCCTTTCTCATCCATAAGAATATGCTTTTGTAAACCAAGGTGAGACGCGATATGAGCTAAAGTCTCGCCACGAACAAGTTTTGTTCGCGCCTTTGTGAGAAACCCCTCTTGTCGACTTTCATATTTGTCAAAAAGAAACTTTGTAATGACGAATCCCAATACAGAGTCTCCAATAAATTCAAGCGTTTCAAAAGACTCATTTAAATTTTCATACTCCTTGAGAGCGGATTTATGAGTAAAAGCTTTTTGGTACAAATCAAGGTTCTTGATCTTTGTACCAACAAGTTCTTCGATATATGTCTTAGTAACAAACATTGTTGTTATTAGTAAGTTTTATTTTTTTAAGCCTTCTTCACGTAATGAGGAGAAAGGAACTTTTGGAGGTTAAGGTAAGTTACCTGAACGTCGGCAGGTGGAGCTAGGAGGTCGCGGAGTGTGTCGTCAAGTACAATCTGACGGCCGTTATCGGGGTGCTTAAGACCCTTATCAACGATGTATTTGTTAATGAACTTGGTCACCTCCGAGCGAGAAGCGAGTTCTCCTTCTGGAAGACCCATAAATTCACGCAACTTAGGTGTAATTTCTTGCTTGCGGTTAAATCCATTATTCTCAGAACGCTTCTTAGCCTTCTCACCATCTGGATCTTCTTGGGTATTCTTAACCTTGCGAACAAGCTTGGTTAGAGTCTTGATATCGTTTCGGAGAGCCGCGATTTCAGTCTGAAGAGATTCGAGAGACATTATATTTTTCTTACAATCGAAATCTTTAAGTCGTATTTTTATGTCAGGGTATATTAATGGACGATAAAATATACCCTAAATCTGTGATTGGAAATTTTATCAAAGAAAATCTGTTGTTCAAAGACGCAAAGTTGGAAAAATATTATACTAGAAATGAACAGAGAGATTTAAAAAAATTTAGGGATAGATTGCAGAGTAAACATGGAGATAAAACATTTGAAAAAATGATTTATGCTGTTGTGACAGATTCATGTCGAGACATCATATTGGAAACAATAAGTGAACTTACAAATATTCTGAAACCTATGGGTGATCTTATCATAAGTGGTGGTGAAGCGTATAATATGTATGTTCCTTATGAAAAACGCATCGTTACAAGTGATATTGATGCGAAATTCGTTCCTAGAATTAAGATGGACTCTAAGTACTTTGGTAAACTTCAAGCTATTAAACTCATACTATGGAACAAGATGGGTGAGCTTGCGAAACGTTTGAACTCCCGTGTTAAAAATAGAATTTCGGAAATGCAAAAAATTCATCCCAAGTTATTTAAATTCATGGGTTTGAGTTTCAAACAAAGTGGTCCATATGTTACTCGTCGATACACACTTATTAAGAAGAAGAAAACACAAAAAACAAACGCACCTGGTAAAGGTGACATTTTTATAGACGTGGAATTGTTCGCACTCGATTTAGCTTTACGAGCATTCTCACCCAAATCGGGTCGTACAGAAGACTTTAACGTAGGTGGTTTACTTGATGTCCCATTTATGCGTCCGGATGAATTTGGTTATGTCGTTTCATTTACTAAACGTAAAGGTATCACATATCGCAATGTGAATACAAACAAACTTATTGTAAATAAAGATGTGTTTGTTGCTAGTAGGGACTTTTTGATTGAAGACATATATCTTATGCAAAAGCTTAAACTTCGCCCAGAAAAGAAAGAAAAGGATCGTCAACGTCTCGTGCGATTATCCCAGCTCATTGATAAGAATATTACTAGCAATATGACTATGGATCAGGTCATTAAAAAGATTTTACCTAAAATTCAAAAGAAAAAATCGACGCGTTTTGTATATAGGAATTTTTCGTTAAACAAAGCAGCACAAATCGATCCATATAAATATAAGAACTTTACAACAACTCCCAAAAAAGATCGCTTGTCTAAACATTTTGTTCATGGATTAAAACCCATACATTTCAATAAAAATTTTCCAGGGTATGAAAATACTTCACCAAATCAAAAATTCAATCTGAACACTCTGAAATGGAAACAGGTTAATGATAACACCTATATCAAAAACGAATTTCCACTTCGACCAGTGAAAGCTAAACCTTTACCCAAAAATATAAATATTAATAAAACACTCTACGGATACAACCCAAAAAGAAATCAATGGGTTCCAAAACAAGTACTCACAAAAGCTGCCGCCATCCCATTCATTGGTTTAAAGAAATAAAGTGTAAAATGTTTATAATGCTCTATAATCCCCCAGTAAAAGGTGAAGATGGTCTCTACTTTGTTAAAGCGTTGACCGATGAAAAACGCAAATGTCTCGTTCAAGTCAATAATGTCAAGGTTGTGGATGTATCGGGAGAGTTTGTTTTTGATCTCTCTTCTAATGTCAATATTAAGAAAATTGTTGAGGTTGACACCCACAATCTCGAGGCAGCTGTTGATAATTGCGAGACTTGGTTCTCGCGGAAATTGTCAGAGAATGTAATCACCACAGCGTACACCTCCAGTCACGTCAGTCAGGAAATCACAGGCGACCTCCTCGATGTGACTAAGGTGTATAACTCCAAGCAGGAAGTCGTCGACATTACATCTGTACAACCAGGGAAGGTGTGTGACGTCATCCTCGAATTTGCCGGACTTTGGTTCGCCAAGAAAAATTTTGGACCTTCATGGAATGTTGTCCAGGTTCGAGTTCACGAAGATCCCATTTTGGATACTTACCCAGAAGGATACGCATTTGTCGATTCGGATGATCAGTAAAAAAAAATTTGTATATGATATAATAAAGATGATCAAGGGCACTAACACTCGTGTGCAACAACTTGTTATGATTGTAGCCGCCGCCGTTGTAGTGTATTTGTTATTCAACTGCATGGACAAATCTCAGTACTCTATCAAGGAGTACGCCGCCTTCCCATCCGCCGGTCCATCTGCGGCTCCAGCTAACGGTGCCTGTGGTATGAACAAGGGTACCGGTCTTGCGTCGTCTCTCCTCCCCCGTGAAGTTGCCTCAGAGGAGGACTTTGGTCAGTTTGCCCCCGAAGACATTCTCAAGGGTCAGAACTTCCTCGAACCCCGTCAGCAAATTGGTTTCCCAGAGACTGTTGGTGGTAATCTCCGCAATGCCAACCAGCAGATTCGCAAGGATCCACCCAACCCCAAGGAGCCATTCGTGTGGAACAACTCTACCATTGTCCCAGACACCATGCAACGTGGCTTATGCGCTTAAAGATTAGACTGTATATTTAACCAATAATGACATCAGTCCCTACTGATCTCTCCGAAAACGTTTCAAAACTTGTAGACTTAACTAAACAACTTTCCGACGCGAAAGCTGATATCAAAATTTTAAATCAGGAAGAAAAGCGTCTCAAAGAGACTGTGAAGAAGCATATGATTGATCAGGGTATTGATACCATTAATCTCAGGAAAGGAAAAATTAGTATTCGTAAAACTGTAAGGAAATCCAGTATCAATAAGGATGCCATCAAAGATGGACTTTTAACTTTTTTTGGCGGAGACGAGGCAAAGGTCGAAGGAGCCCTAAATGCCATTAAAGATGGACTTAAAACAAAAGAATCTACATCACTCTCATTAACTGGTATAAAGGATAAACCCCCCAAAGAAGATAAGTAATACATAATGGTTTGGAGTCAATATGTATATGAAGCAACCACTGGCTTTGATTCATCATATGCCAGTGAAGAAGATGATTATGATGACACTCCTCTGAATATTCATGACTGGGAAGTCAAATACTCAGAAGAACTCACACACATGTGGAATACCACGAAGACCCTCATGGAAGATGCTCTTATCGCACACACAGGGGAATACTGGGACTTTGTGGACTTTTGTTTTAGGGAACATAATACACGTCTACGACCAGTGGTCTGGGAATACCAGGAACAGACTATGTGGTATGAAGAACGTCTCGCACATGTATGGAGAAACATCAGGAGAATTGTACATGAGAATGGACTCCACGAAGAAATGATACGGGGTGCAAGTTTTTACGATTTCGCATACTTTGCTAAAAATTTTATGCGTGTATATTAAATGTTTTTTGTACCCGAACTTACTTCCCAAAAAGTTGCGATCCCAGCGGCCCTCTTCGTCGCACTGAGCCCAGGTGTACTTCTCACCACCGACGGAAAAAAGTTAAAGTTTATGAACGGCAAGACGGACCAAATGTCCATCTTCTTCCACGCCCTCGTATTCTTCCTCGTCTACGCGCTTATTGCCAAGGCGATGGGTCTCGTTCTCACCAAGACCGACCTTCTCGTCACAACCTCTCTCTTCATCGCTCTCAGCCCAGGTCTTCTTCTTACGATTCCACCAGGTTCCAAGGGTCTCTTCCAGTCTGGGGAGACCAGCATCCCAGCGGCACTCACACACACCGTAGTGTTCGCTCTCGTTTTCGCGATTTTACGTCGTCAATTTCCTCAATTCTACTAAGTAAGAGAATGAGATATCTCGTTCTAGGACCCGCGGCGATGGGTATTTTTACTTTAATTGGAAGTTTAAAAAAAATAGAAGACAAAATTGTTGATGTAGAAGAAATTTCAGGATCATCAGCAGGTTCTATAATAGCCTTATTTTTAGCTATGGGAATGTCTATTGATGAGATTTTATCATTGTGTTTGTCAATAAATGTTCAACAACTTATGAAAATTAGAATTAGTTCATTTTATAATAAATTTGGATTTGTTGATATGTCCCCTATCAGAAAAAAACTCGTCGATATATGTGGTGATGATCCAACGTTTAAGGAAATAAATATGAAAGTGTATATATCCGCATTTTGTTTAAACACATCACAAACTGTTTATTTTTCTAAAGATACACACCCAGACATGAAAATCATCGACGCGGTGTGTATGTCAATGGCAGTTCCGTTTATATTTGCTTGTGGAAACTACAAAGAGTATTTATACGTTGATGGTGGCACAGTTGAACAGTATCCCTTAGCTCCATTTTTAGATAAAAAAGCTCATGAAATTACGTGTATAAAAATTAAATCAAATACACTTTTTCAAGAAACGATAAATAATCCAAAACAATTTGTTGAATCACTATTACTTTCCACCTTGTCGAATAGATACACATATGATAAACCAATTAAAATCATAGAAGTAAATGTAAAAGATAAAAATGTATTTGACTTTAATATGTCATATGAAGAAAAGCTACAATTATTTAATATGGGATTCTTAGACTAATATTTTTTTTTGTTAATATAATATATAATGGACGTCTGTGATCCAGACGCAGATATAGATACCCTACGAAAGCTAATCAAGCTAAACACAGGGGAAAATCTTATACTAACAAAAAAGCAAATATGCCAAGTGTACGATGAAATTCAAGATAATCGTCTACCTCTTCCACCTTTGATAATGAGTTCGGATAAAACGTATCTCATTGATAGAAGATCTCCATTAAAATCACGAGATTATGAAATTTTATTTAGTTCGACTTCTAAGCGTGGTGATCTTAAACGGGTTGCAGCTAAAGTTGGTCTCAAACGTACTGAACAGATGACCAAACTCCAGATTATAGATGGGATTGGGAAAAGACTGCGTTACATGAGTATTCATGAACCCGTCAAGTTTGCAAGAAAACAACCAAAGGTTTCACCCGAAGAATTCGTAAACACAGCAGTGAACAACATAGCAGCGAACAACGCAGCAGTGAATAACACAGCAGTGAACGAAAACAACGGGTTCAAGAACAACGGGTTCAAGAACAACGAGTTCAAGAACAACGGGTTCAAGAACAACGGGTTCAAGAACAATGGGTTCAAGAACAATGGGTTCAAGAACAATGGGTTCAAGAACATTGGGTTCAAGAACAATGGAAATCAACCCAAACGATTAAACATGAAACCAAATTTTTTAACAAAAAGTAATCGTGGTGGAAATGACACCGGGGGACCAAGATTCCCACAAGGTGGAATATACATGAAAAATGAAAAACCGAAGTTTCTAGGTGGTACTAAACGAGCTACATCTAAACGTGGCGAATCATATAACACTTACAACAATTACAACAATTACGATAACTATAAAAACAAAAATAAACCTGGATTTATGTCACGTTTTTTCGGTAAGAAAAAAGATTCGGAATTTATTCCATCCAAAAAGTTCACTGGTGAAAAACCTGGATATGTTTTTAAGACGGACGTTAAAGGGGTGGGGTATTACAAAAATACATCTCGCCCCGTTCAAGGACCCGAGCGTAAACCAAATATCGTGCCCAACGTGCCCAACAAACCTAATGTGCCCAACAAGCCCAACGTGCCCAACAAACCTAATGTGCCCAACAAGCCCAACGTGCCCAACAAACCTAATGTGCCCAACAAGCCCAACGTGCCCAACAAACCTAATGTGCCCAACAAGCCCAATGTCCCAAACGCACCCAACACATCCAATGTAAATAATGCTCAAAAAAAAAGATCCAAAATTTGGAAAATAAATTGAAAGCTAAAAATGCCGAACTTAACAGAGCTCAGAAAAATGCCCAAAATAAAATAAATG